TTGTGCCTATGATTGAAAAACTTTTCTTGATGTACAAAAGGTAAGGCGCAAAAACTGTGCTTACTATATTCCATTTAGTTTGGTACTAGTACTGTCCTGTAACAGTTACAATTATTATCTAAAATAGTTTCTTGATGATAACCGTATGGTGGTGTCACTGGCACAGGTTGTTGAATGTATACAGGAGGTTGAATATAACCTGGTGTAGGTGCATAATCAGGACGAGTTAGCCCATAAATTACAGCACCGCCAATGATTGCAGGAGCTATCCATCCATAGTTGTAGCCACGATTGTAATGACCGCCATGATTATATCCGCGGTGACGATATCCATCTGCACAAGCTGAAGCAGATATTGCTAATAATAAAACAGCGATAATCTTTTTCATGATAGGTTCTCCTTACGCTATTATAACGTATTTAAGGTTACTGTGTCAAATATTATTTGGTTGCGGCTCGGCTGGCCATTTTAGAAACGATTTTGCTTGGATCACCTTTTGGTGCTGAGCCAGCACCCAATGGATCAGTATCGTCTATTGTGTTTTCTGGTGGAGACAAATAAACGTATTTGGTACCAGTACTTTCATCATCTTTGATGTTTTTAATTAACGACTTAATTGCATCGTTACTTTTATATGCGGCATCTAGTGCAGCAAAGTTAAATGCTTCGTTACCTGGGATATTACGAACACGTTCAATAACTGTATCGACAGCTACACGCGGTGTTACAGCATTTGATTGTTCTGCTTCGTGACGTAACCACTCGAGGGTAGTTAGTAAAGCAGAGTCACCACGTGTCTCTGCTTCATCTTCGATTGCTTCGAATTCTATTTCAGATTCAAGAATGATATCACGAATACGCATTAACGACGCTCACGTCCCAATTCTTCTTCTCCGCCTGCTGCCGCATCAGTAGCGTCAAAACCGTCAGTGTCCATATCCAAATCGCTTTCAGGAGCGGCACCTAATTCGCCACCAACATCTGGATTTAAATCAGCACCACCCATTGCACCACCACCCAAACTCATATCACCAGCTGGAGCTTCTTCGCCTGCTAGTTGACGTACTGCTGTGTCTGCTTGTTCACGACCGCTTGCCAATGATTGATATAGATTACCCAGCAATGGAGTAATAGCACTCTTAAATGCTTCAGCTTGCTCAGCGCCAATTTGATCACGGATTGTGTCAACTAGAGCTGGTACTTGTTCGTTTTGAACTTTGCTAACTTTTTCTAGCATATCTTGTAGGCTATCAACGATATCCTTGGCAGCTAGAACAGCTTCGCTCTTGCCCATTTCGCTTTCAAATAAACCTTGTTCGCTACTCATCCAACGATCAAGACCTTCTTTAACCAGCATAAGTTCCATATACTTTGGATTCTTTTCAGCAGTATGACTGCCGAATGATTTTTTAATAACACCAATGTTTTCACTTAGGGCCTTGCTCAAACGTTGAGCTTTGGCATAAGTTAAATTATCATAGTCTACAGTAAAGCCAAAACGGCTTTCCATAACTTTGTTAATCTTTTGTGGTGTTACTTCGGTACGCATTTCAGAGAGTCTCATTTTGTTTATTCCCAAACTTTATTATATTTAGCAGTCCTATGTATTTTTGATATTCTATCCCGGGCTATTTCTAGCCTAGTTTGCGCTATTTCTAGCCTACTCTGACGAATATCTACAATATTATAGTCCTTTTGTTGTGTAGCACGTTCAATGGTACGACGCAGATTTAATACATCTGTATAGTTCTTATTTATTTCCGTATCCAAGGTTAGTATTTCATCTGCTGTCCAATAATTGAACTTGATGATGTATACAGTATACAGTATAGCTGATATCTTGCTTTCAAAGCGATGTATGAACTCATTGTTGTGATCATATACGTCGCAGGTTTTATTGGGGTAAACATGTAGTCTATATAATCCAACGCGATAGCCATCTGGTGTGGCAATACAAATAGGGTTTCTATCCCTGGTTTGTAGCTTGCCTAATTCTTGATTGGTCCAGCGTTTAATGTAATCAGTTACTTGACCGATCACTTGATCTGCTTGGGGATTGTCTAATTTTGGCGGGAGTTTTTTCTTAACGAATTTTTTTCGTGTATGTGATTTGACCATTTTCATTACGACGCAACAATATATCCTGCATCGTTAGTTGATTAGCAATTAATTGCTCGCGCTCATTTAGCGCATTCTTTGATATGTTAGATTCATGCTGGAACCGGCCCAGCAAATCTGCTTGTTCGTTTGTAACGGCAATTTGCACGTTATTTAACAGTTCGACTATTTTCATTTAAGTATTAGATGTACCAACAGTCCAATGACTGCGGTTATTAGAATTCCTAAAACGCTAGTACCGATAGTAATCAAGGTCTTATTGCCTTCATTGCCTACCCGACCTAGAGAATCTTTAATGTCTACAATATGTTCTTCTAGTTTGTCCATACGGCCATCTAGATTGTTTAGTTTATTTTCCAAGTTAGAATACCTCTCAGCACATAGTTCTACATGCGCCTCAAGACTCTTCTTTTCTATACTGGTAGATGACATACTCGCTTTTTCCATAGTTAAGCGATGCGATTTTGTTGAGCCTGTATGTGCCGTGATAATGAGCCGTAATGGTGCCGTAGCATCAAGTAATATTTATCGCCGGCTGTATGGCCTTAAAGTATATGTTTTTGATTGTACCGTAAGGGTAAAAGATAGGCAACATAAAACGTGCAGTTTCATTTAGCCCAGTTATAATAGGTACCTGCTCAAAATCTTTTTGCAAGCCACCTAATGGTTTGTTGTCTAAATCGTAAATACCAGAGCTTTCAACAGTCCAAAACCAAGTCCAAACTCGTTGTTCGCCGGTGTAAAAATCGCCGAAGTCGCAGTTTTTCATCGACTCTATACTGCATACTGGTAGTTGAATGTTATGTGGTTGTGTACGTAGTCCAAGGCATTGTACTACTGTTTCCCAATTGCGTTGTTGATTACGCTCAACGCTGTCAGGGTCGTTACTGCGAGTCATGCCAGTTGCAGTAATATCAACTAAACTGAGACCTTGAAAGAATTGTAAATTAGACATGATAAACATATTTAGCGGTCATAAAAAAAGCACAACGAATTGTGCTTTCTTTATTTGTTTTAAAAAAGCTATTAAGCGATTTTGAAACCTGTTGTGCTTGTTACTGTGAAGTTGTTAGCCCAAACGTTACCTGTACCCAATGTTGTGGATAGGTTACCTAGTGCTAGTACACGAGTACTAATGGTTGCAGTTGCAGCGCCAGCTGCCTCAAGTAAAACGCTCAATTGATTTGTATCAACTTGATACATAACAACCGTGCTGTCAAGAGCAATGCTACGTAGCATTGTTTCTACTGGACCACCTGTTGCAGAGTCAGCGGCTGTGAAAGCCTGTGCTTTGCCATATGTGTTGACCATAACTAGTTTGAGTGCTGTTGGGTTCTTTGTTAAACCTGTAGCGATAATTGTTGCTAATGTACCATCGTATGTTGCATCAACGTTGTTAACGCCTTGTGCATCACCTGCATAACGTGTCTGAATTGCCATTTTAAATCTCCTTAAATGTGTGCGTTTCCCGCATGTAATTATTTATACAAATTCTAAAAAAATAGTATTTTAGAGCTTATTTGTTAAACAATGCTTGGCTAAATGTGCCCCGCTGTACTAGTTTTACTGGTCCTTGTGGTGTACTAAACACAAATCCCTCGCCCTCTGGACGACCGTTTACAAACTGTTGCATACCCTGTATTTGTTTTTCCAACTGTTGTGCTAGATTAACTTTAAAAGCATATACAGCATTCCAAATATTTAGCAATCCTGTAAGCCCTTTGGCATTTCTGTACAAGTAGCCGCCAAAGTTTTCGCCTACTAACTTATTGTATTGTACTTTGCTAACATTGTTAACCAACCAATCGGGCAACTCTTCTGAGGTCTGCCCTGTTATACGCTTGTTGGTGTATGTCTTGATTGCGGCTTGTGCTACTTTGTCAAGTCCGGCTAAAAACTTGTCTGATATTGCGCCATATTGTTTTACTGCTGTAGCTGCCGCACGATGTGCCTGCACAGGATCATCTAACTTAAACTTAATGCCGGCACTGGGTGTTAAAATAGCCACAGAACCATCAAGTTGTAATCCTTGTCCATTCCATGGCTGTGGTTTAGCTTGTTCATCTGACAGATATGTATGCACTACTACACCGCCGGCACGACCTTTAATAATTTGCCCAACATTGCTTTTAACAGGAATATGATATTCTACCACATTAGGCTTAAACACGTACATACCATTGATAGGCTGTAATGGTTGGCTCCATAGTAGGTCTCCCCAAAAGAAACCGTTGCTAGATCCCACTGCTTGGTCTAGGCCTGCCCATATGTTATTGATACGTTGGTATAAGTCGCCGCGATTGGCACCACGTGCTTGATCATACTCAACCCAACCTTGTGGACTTGTAACGCGACCATTGGGCTTGTCAAACATATACTTGTCTGTAACAATCAGGTTACCATCAGCATTGCGGCCAAATACCAGTGCTGGAATACCGTCCCATTTGATAGTAACACTACCAGGATTTTCAATTACATATTCCAATGCCTGTATCATTCCAGTGGCCGCTTGGCTACCATCAAAAATAGCATCTTCGGGGTGCGGAGTGCGTGTTGGTGCCGACGCCACTTCTTTAAGAAATTGTAATTCCATTAGAATAATTCCTTAACCATGTCAAGGCCTTGTTGTATCTTTTGTCTGTCTTGATCTGCACGAGCTTGTGCTTCCGGTGTTGCTGCTTTGTCTCGCTTCTTACCGGCAATGTCTATCAGTGCTTTTTCTTCGTAGCGTTGCCAGAACTTGTTGATAAAGTCGCTGG